CGTTGGGTTTTGCGTCAACACGTCGATATTGTCGCCTTGGACGCCACCCCATACGATGGCCACGTGACTGCCGGGGTAGTTTTGACTGCCGAACCTCCAAAACACGACATCCCCCATGCCGGGCGTATAGTTGGCGTCTTTTTTCTCAAAAACACGCCCCACGGCGGACGTGGTGGGGAACATGATGTAATTGCCCGCCGCGTAACCTGTCGGCGTGATGCAGTCGCCTAATGACAGATTGTAATTATCCATGCAGTATTTCGCCCACAGGTCCCAGCATTGGGCGCCGTAAACCCCGTCCATGTCCCAGTATTGGTTTTGGGTGCGTTCCAACCATGCTTGTACGTCTACCATAGTATTAGTATACCCCGCCCGGTATTCCGGACGGGGTATGTTTCACGTGAAACATGAGAATTCCCAATACGGTTACACCATACGGTTACCGACCGTGGGGGTGTTACGTTGGTATCAGATTGCAAAATAAGAGAGTTGTATCGTCCGTTTCTGTTCAGCGTTTGGCTCAATTGTTCCCTGACAATAAAAGGACACAACCCCCTCACTGGTGACACTAACATTGCATTCTGAAGAGCTACTACCGAACGAGAACTGAAGGGAATTCAAAAAGCCGTCCGGTCGATATCCTACCGGAACTGTCCCGATGATGAGCGAACCGGCGGTCACTCTCGACGTACACTTGGCGTTGGCTTTTCCATCTACCGAACCGAGACGAACCATGATGTTAACAAATCTTGACAGCGGTGAGTAATATACCGTCCATGATACGTTAGAAAAATGACTGGTCAGCACGTTAGTTCGCTGAACCAATGTCGTTGGCGATTGTCCCGAGGTTTTCAGGCTGGTTAATTCCTTCAGTACGTTCGCCGCCGATGCCGCTGCGGCTGTCGCTTCATTGTGGATTTGCTGCGCGGTGCCTGAGTATCCGCCCTGCTTGGTAAACGTCGTGTCGGACTGCGCCTTGGTGTATACCTGCGTAGCGTCGGCCTTGCCTGCAACCGTGTCAGATAGTGAACTAACAGTCCCCTGCAATGCCGTCAATGCGGTGTTTTCGGCCTTGCCATTAATGGCGGACATAAGCGCCTGCGCGGACTGAGCCGACGTGACGCCAAGCGCGTTGAAATACGATTCTTGTTCAGCAATGTCCGCTTTATTGGTTTGCGCCAATGAAAGCGCACTGTCCGCTGTGGTCTTGGCCGTGTTGGCGGTAGACGTTGCGGTGGTGGCGTCGGTTTCGTTGCGGTACATCTGCGAGTCGATTTTGCTCATGTCGCCGGTGTAGTCGCCGCGCCATGACGGTTTATCGTCCGGGCTGTCACCGAACTGGCTGAGATTATAGTGCGGGGTTTTGTTGATACTGGACATGATAAGATACCTCCTCCGTCAATAATATCATGCCGTGAATCGAACGATTCCGTTATCGTCCACCCAAAGCGAATCCAGTTGACTGGCGGTCAGCCCCTTGGTTTCCGGAGCTGATGCGGTTTTATCCGCCTTGCCCGCAAGGCCTGAAGTGAGGGCGGACTTGGTGGCGTAGCCGCTCAAGTCAATGGCGATAGGCGAGCTGCTGGTGCCCTTGCCAGACAGTGGAGCGGACACGGCGACTTCACGCAATCCGCCCAACGACGCGATGCCGTGAATCGCCGTGTCGATTTTTTTCATATCTTCGTTGTAATCGCCCTGCCATGTAGGCCGGTCGGTCGGTTCGAACTGGCTTAGATTGTAGTTTGCAGTATGGTTGGTTGCGGTCATTTTTCATCACTCCTTGCTATCGAAATTTTGTGCGGTGGGATTGCGCCGCACAAACATACTATCAGCATCACCGCGTGTCAGATAAATGTCAGCGGGTTCGCCTTCGGGGATACTCCTACCGTAAGGGAATTGCGAACGTCCCGGAAAGTCGCCGGGGATACAGTTGTCAACGGCGGTTGCGCGTAGGTCATATTCACGCGCGCTCAGCCCCAAGGCGTCATACATGGATGCCTCCAGTCCCATACCGTCGTAGTCAGCCCAGAACAGCGCATGATTTCGGGTATTGTCGTACATGCCGTCAAGTACCGTCTGTAAGGCGTCCTGCTTGCCGTATACTGGTGACCACGCCATCCCGGTGGACTGCGATTGCTCGATAAGCCGGATGAGTTCTTCACGTAGGATGGCCATTTGCTTAACGAGGTTATCGGCAATCTGCTGGACGGCGGCGTTATTGTCCGTAATCGACTGATTCACCTGCTCTACCAGTGTATTAAAATCAGACTGCAAATCGTCAAGATTACACCGGATGCACTCAATCAATTGGAGTGTGGTCAACCCGTCCCGGTACGTGAAAGGAACCGACGTGGGAATACGTGCCAGTGGATAGGCGCGTGGCACAAGGGCATTGACTGACATGATTAATCACTCCCCTTCTACATAATTATGGCAGTTACTGAAAATAGTATCATACGAGCCCCATATTTGCATGAAACACGGTTCGAGACTCCGCATGATTTCCGCGTCCACATTAATAATCGCATTCCGGTACTCTTGGATGAGGCTCATGGCGGACTGGGAGCGGCCCGACGTGTGGGATTTGGTGCTCCCATCTGTAGCGTCGTGCTGCCATTCCGTGCTGGATGTACTATGGGACTGAGAGGAAGTATCTTGCGTACTATGGCTACTGCCGTCCGTATCCGCTTGCGCCTGATTGGCATGAGTCGCGTATCGAGCAAAATCACCTTGCACGCCGGTTGCGGGCACTTCTGAGTCGTAAGACTGGGACTTGGTGCTACTTGAGCTGGTGCCGTCCGAGGAGCTTCGGGTTACACTATCCTGAGAGGCGCTGGTTTTGCCGCTGGACTGGGCTACAGTATTGGACAGGCTTTCACTGACCATTTCCATAGTGTTCAATGGGTCATATTCCAACGCTAGCGTCCTGTAGCGCTCATTAAAATATGGCATGATTTCCGCCATCGTCATTCCCAAGTAAAAAACGAACTGCTGGGCGGTTTCCTGACCAATCTCCCTAAGCGCGTAATGGCGGACGATTTTCTCGTTGAGTTCCGCACGGTGAGATTCATTGTAAATCGGGTAATAGTCGGCGCTGAGATGCAGTTTGGTATCCGTGTCGTATCCGAACGCAATGAGATTGCCGAGGGTCTCTGTGTACTCCCCCGGCGTTGTCATCGCATAGGCACTAAAACTCTGTACCATACGTGGCCTCCATTTCATGGACGAGTCTCACCATAGTGTCACAAGTCGTCATTACAATACACCTCCAATACCCGCGTCATACGAGGCGGGCATATCAATATCCGTCGTACCGCTTGCGCTGGAGTCCAGCGCGTTCGGCACACCGGAGCTTTGAGCGTCCGCATACTCAACCCAGATGTTAAGTTGCGGCCACAACCGGTTAATCTCAGTCGCCGCCGTCTGCCGAGCCTTGAGAAAACTCAACCGAAACACGTCCGTTTTCTCATTGGCCTGCGCCACCTCATCGGAAATAAGCCGTTCTTTTTTCTCGGTACCACTGGACTGGATGCCCAAATAGCCCAACACTTCGTTGGTCACCTGAGTTTTTTGCTGGATAAACTTGTCCAGCAGATACGGTGTAGTGTTGGGCCACGGCTGGAACATGCTACCGGGGTCGAGAGAGTCATATCCGATGATATAGTCTTGGCCGTCCTGCCTTTGCTGGAGCATGTTTTGCACGGTGAGCTTGGTGCGCGGGTCGGCGGTGATGATGGTCGGCAGTTTCAGGCTCTCCAAGTTCACATCATATGCCTTGTCAATGTCGGCAAGGCGTCTCGCATACTGCCATAAGATATCTTTGAAACTCATGCGCATCCGATTGTCCCAAACCGGGATGCATTCACGGCCCGCCTTGAGTTGCTTGTAATGGTAGTTGACGCCCACCGGCTCGAAACACGTCGGATTATTATACACATTCAATCGGCCTTGATAGCCGGCCTGTGTTACGAGGAACCGGCCTATACGTTTGTCCTCGAAAAACAACGCGCACCCGTATTCACACAGACACATTTCCAGCCATCGTTCATCCACTGTTGGCGGTAGCCCCCGCCAACTGAACCGGTTCAGTGCCAGTTCAGTTAACAAGTGATAATACATTGCGTCAAGGTCGGCGGCGCGCGCCTTGGCGTAATTGCCACGCGGGTGCAACGCGCCGCCCCTGCGATTCTGATTTTTCCTCGACCTAGACATGTCTCTAGTGTAGCACTAGAATGAGATGCCCGGCAATGGGTCGTTATCCGCCCAATCGGTCACGCCGATATCATCCGGGTTAGTCCATATAGTAGCCCCAGACTCGAACACGCCTTTAATGGTCTGTCGATACTGCTCGGGCAAATCACCTCGCACGTAACACTCTTGCATCTGCCAGTACGTGAATTTTGTCATACATTCCAGCGATTGCGGCGGCGTGATGAAACGCTGGATAAAATACCCGTAACGTAACATGTACTCTCCGACGCTCCGCAGAGCTGAGGGGGCGCACGTCTTAAATCGGACCAACACCCCGACAATACCGTTCGCGAGGTTAAAACCGTCTCCGCCGATGGCGCCGGAGGTGGTCGGGGGTGTTAATTGCATCTGCTGCACCTGTGCATTAATACCCGCAATGGTGTTTTGATAGTCGCCGAACGCGGAACGTTGCGCGTAATCCGCGTTCATGTCCGCCATGTTTTGGGCCAACTGGTTTGAAAGCGCTGTGGTCTGAGAACCGTATGTGTTGGCCTGACTTGTCGTAGCCGCGTTGGTACTCAGCGAGTTCGCCGTGGAAAGTTGGGCGGCGGTATTATTGATACTGCGGTTTGCTTCAGTGTTGACACCATTCATGACCGCGCCGCCTAATGCCGATACCGCGCCCCCGACATTGCCCGAAGCGGCGTTACCCACCACCCCGATTACACCGTTTGCCACGTTGTTTAGCTGGGCTAGGTCGGCTCGCTGATTGTTGATATACGTCGTGTTATCCAGACCGGTGTTAAGCGAGGTTGCTTGTATCGCGTTATTGGCGTTGCGGTTGCCGATAGCGAGTTTGTTGGCTTGGGTATTGTACTGGTTTTGCATAGCCGTGGCCGCAAGAGACTGACTGATGCCCATCTGCGCTTTTTGGTATGCCCAGTCGGCGGACTGTTGACTGTAGGAACGAGTGTAGGCACTGTTTGCCATTGCCAACTGGGCTCCATTGTTGACTATCACAAATTGAGGGAAATTGCTGATGCCAAACGCGGCGTCCAACATTTCTCCGCTATCAATGGGCAACCCATTGTTTTTATCAAGAGGAGCAATCTCGCTTGCACCCGCCTTATTGTACCCAACCGGGTAAAAGTTCAAGCGCGCGCCATTGGGCGCGTAATTATGCACCTCTCTAATAACCAGATTATCACTTTGGATATTTTCGGGCTTATAGGTGATATTAGTACCATTCAAGCAAGTGCATTCAACAGTAGAATAGGGGTAGCATTTGAGTTTTTTAAGGTTTTTATAACGTTCAGGGATATTAAAATTATCACGAAAATCATTAATGGTAATAATGTCTTCATATCTGCTGGGCGCATTTGTGGCCGACTGGGGGAAACGGTAGATACGATTATTTAATTCCGAAGGGAGTGTTTTCCCAAACAGCTTATCTACGACATAGCCGGATTGCTTAAGAAAGTCATCATCTAAAGAGGGTATCATGTACATATTGACAATACCCTGTGTTATCCATGAAAAAGTAGAGCCCACTCCCATAAACACTTGAATAGACTGGATGTCCTTAAAGTACAGTATTTCAGCACCGTTAGCCATGTTCTCAAACAGAGAGCCGCCCGCAGTAGTGAGAGACGGTTTTCCCTGACTGCCCGCGTCCGCTGACAAATCTACCGTGCTCACGACTATTACGCCGTAACTCAGATTTTTCCCGTCCATGCTGATAAGAGACTTGTATCGTTGGTTTACCGTCACCATTTCGCTACCGGTGTCCAGCCCTTCGGGTAGTGCGAGATAACTGCGGCCATAATCGGTCATCTGGTTTTCGTTGGCAATGCCGATATGGCCTCGCACCACATAGCATGAACCGAACCTAAGTACATGCTGGAACGACTGCCAAACGTCCAACTGCACAGTGAGCTGAGTAGTGTACGCATTGATGTAATCCACGTGGTTGATGAAATAATACCAATACCGTGGCGCCTCCAAATCGGGGTAATCGTTATACACCACGACATAGTTGTAGTTAGACGCCTCGTTAAATGGCAGTTCGACGCGCACGGGTTGGCCGAACATGTGCATGACTCCATGTACCCTATCAATGCCGGGCCGTCGGTCGAACCATTCCTGTTGTTTCTGCGGTGATTCGAACCGGGCTAGGTCACGGTAACTACTATCCCACGGCACGTTACAGAGTTTCAGTGACGTGTTGGGCGTCCATTGAGCCCAGTTAAACGTCGCCTCGACGTTAGGGTTGATATCTCTCAGCATACTATCCCTTTCATATGGCAAGGCCCGGAGCGCTCACGTGGCTTGCGCTCCGGGCCTTGTATTGCATCTCGCCGTGAGAGAGGGTAGCCAACCGGCCACCCTCTCATTATATCACAAGGCCGCTGTCACGGTCACGCTCTTCTTACCGGATACGCTGAACAGCGAGGCGGTGATATCAGAGCTGCCCGCCTTGATTCCAGTCACCACGCCGGACTCGGATACGGTGGCGTTGGCCGGAATGCCGGATGTCCATGCGGCTTGAGCGGTCACGTCGGCGGTTCGCCCGTCAATCATGGTCGCTACGGCAGTCGCCTGTACCGTACGGCCAATAGTCACGTTCGGGACTGTCACGGCAATGGACGCGACGATGGACGGGTTGAATCCGATGACACCATCGCCAACCACCGGCACGTCCAAGGCGGCGGACACGGTGCCCGGCACTTCCGGCGTCGTCGGGTTCGTATATAGGGCGGTGGCCGTGACCGGAATAGTGGTGTTTGGTTCGTCAAGACCGACCACCAGCACGCCGGTCGGCGAAATGTAAGTGTAATCGCTCTTCGGCTTGACAGTGTCGCCGATACGATACTCGACCGCATCAGAGCGGAACGTAGCCGTACCGTCATTGGTGATGGACGTATCGGCAACGACCTGCACCGCTCCGCCACGCGCCACATCCGACGGGGTGGATGTGCCACCACCGTACATGGCGAGTTTAAGCTCAAAGGTCGGCGTCTTGGCCGTCGTACCGGTAGGCGGCACCATTTTCGCGGTGGAACCCTCTCCAGTCCAGAACATGACGGCGGGGGCGAAACCAGACACCGAAATGATGTGTTGGACGTGCAAATAATGGTTGACCGAATTGATGTTAACCGGGTTCGTCTGCTGGGTCATCTCATTGATGACGGGAATATCGATGAGGAATTTGTCAGTGGTCAGGATGGCTTGCACGCCGTCCATGCCGAACCTGTCCTGTGGGATGACGATAATCCGGTCGATGGTCGGTTCCGCGTCCGTACGCTGGAACACCGTTGCCAAGCCCTGCACGTCAAGCGCAGACTTGACCTCCGGAGAACAGAACAACACCAGTTCGTCGGGGCGGGCGAACGTCGGCATGTGACGCGCATTGTATCGGGTGCTGACAAACTTCAGAGTGTCGGCCCATGCGCGAATCTGGCGCAACATGTCGCGGGCGTCCGTTTCCGAACTGCCCATGTCGTTAAGGTCGTGCCCCATGTGGACACGCCAATATCCGCCGAGTTTCGCATACTCGACGAACTGGTGACACATGGCCTCGAACAAGTCAACCTCAGCCGCATTGTAACAGGATGTGAGAATCTGCGAGGTGAGCGAGGCCAAACCGTTTTCGGAAGTGAAAGCGCGCTGGAGCGTCTTATCTTCCGTGGTGACGGGGTAGAAGTGAGTGAAGTCAAGCCGATGATAGAGGCTGTCCACGTCGATTTTCCACTTGCGGAAATTATCCGCGCCCAAGTATTCCGCGTCCGGGTCGTACACTTGTGCGAGCGGCATACCTACGGCGATTTCCTGCCACGTGTCGCCATACGCCTGAGATGCGCGCTGGAACACGGTGAGTGGATTATTCCAGCGCCATGTGTTCACATAGGTGCCGCCGATACGGTTCACCAGAGCCGAGTAAAACTCGTTCTTCAGCTGAGTGGACGACATGAGGGTGGCCATCTGCCTGTCCATGTTCATTTGAGTCGCACTTGGCATACGCCGCTGGTACTCGGGAGATGCCTCATTGCGAATCATGTTAAGAATCTGCGCGTTGTTAAATTCGGTGAGCGGTCGAAGCTGCTGCTTCGGCGTCACCACTGGAGTAGTCGGCATTGTAGTTTTCCTTTCTGTTATCAGTCTTCATATAGGTCGTCGAACGTGGAATAGGTGCCGTTGTAGTCGTCGTCAGTCACTTCCATGGCGCCCGGCTCCTCGTCATCGCCCGGGCCATCGTTCAGCACATGTTCGGCGGCGGCGTCACGCATGGCCTCAATGGGTTTGGATAGTTCCGCCACGGTCGCTTCCAAGGCGTCCAGCCGGTTGGCCATGTCGGCGTCCTTATCGTCGCCCGCGTCTTCTGGTTCGCCATTGTCCTGCGTTTCGGGCTCCGGGTTTGGCGTATTATCGTCGGTTGGCTTGGCGTCCGACTCGGTGTCGGGCGTGGTGTCCGGCTCATTGGTTTCGGTGTCGTCCATAATCACCTCTTAAAGTAAGTGGCATGACGGCAATCACGCCGTCATGCCGGTTTGCTAGGCTGTGCGGGTTCCCTCGCCGTCGCTGGGCGTTGGCTACGCACGTCTACATCCAACCGAATCGCCTTACCGACTTGCCTTACGGTCGGGCCATCGAATCGACTTGGGACGCACATCCCGCTACCGGATATTATAGCACGAAAATATGGCCGTCATCATTGAGATGACGTGACCCCGGCAGAAACTCATCATAGGGAATGGGGGCGGCACGATGCACGCCACTCAAACACATTACCGTATCGCCATCCGTTTCCGCGCCGCAATATTTACGATTGCCGAGAATACGGAGCCTCTCATAGGTGTGGTCGTTTTTCCACGCCCCTAGTTTCCGGTCATCCGTTTCGATGCCGACGGGTGTATCCAACCCTTCCAGTATCATGCCGTCAGTGTCGGCGTAGAGTACGCGGTCGGCGTTCGCGTTCATGGCGCGGGATAGTATTTGCCGTCCGTGGGCATTGACATATGCGGCGGTCGGCAACCACGCCAGACTGTTGGCCGACTCGGGTTTGTCCACGGTAAAATCCACCCCACCATCCGCCGATGGTTTCGGATGCCACATGGGACGGTAAGAGGTTCTTCATATGCGCCAGTTGCTTAAGACTTCCCCACCAGTGAGTTTAGTAACAGTTTCGCCATCTGCCTACGCTCTCCGGTGGCGGTTTGTTTCACGTGAAACCATTTATCAACATAGGTGTAATAAAGTCCGTGCGATTTACGGAATTTCCAACCGCCGACATGTTCCCACACGTGCACGTCATAGTTTTCCGTGAGCGTCTCCCAATCCACATCAGTGACCGGCAATGTGATGGCGCCCAACGTACTATCCAAGCGTTCGCCCTCATACCCCCATACGGGTAAGATATTGGTGAGTGTCGCTGTTTTCCCCGTTTTCAACCTTGCATCAAACGTGATGACATCGATATGCAACGGATAATCAGCGTCATACCGATACTCCCCGTCATGCCACACGGGTGAGCCTACCGGCATGGGGGCATCGCGCATGATACTTGGGTAGAGACTGTTCACATCCCAGCTTCGGCAATCCCGATACTCGCCCGGCTTGCTGTACACTATCGCCCCATAGTAGGCGGGGCGCATCCGATGATAAACCTCTTTGTCCAATGGCGGGAAATGACGTTTGAATCCGGCGTAATCGCCATCGATATAGTCGGTCATCGCCATTGAGGCTATGGTTGTGCCCCTGAGATGCAGGGCGGCGCATTCCTGCGCGATGTTCCACGTGGTTTCCAAGTCATCCGCGCCGCCGAATGTTTCACGTGAAACATTCAGTCCATCGTCGCGTGTAATGTTGCGCACGTCCAAAAAATCCACGGTGATACCGCCCATGCGTACACGGAAACTATAGAAGTGGCCTCGAATGTTGAACGTGCCCCACACGCCATCCTTGGCCGGATTCGATTGCAAGGGGAGTCGTTTCAACAGTTCGGCGGCTATGGGCTTGATGTCCTGCCATCCGTGGGCGCACCATACGCGCGTATGATGATCGAGCATGGTAAGCCGGATGACGGCGTTCGCCGTCAATGGTTCCATGCCGTCATTCGTCAATAGTGTTGCGCCGTCTGTTGCCGCCGTTCGACGCTCTTTCATGAATCCATCCTTTTAGTGTCGTGCCGCGCTGGTCATCCATTCATCAAGTCGTGTCTCTACATCGCCTGCATCCGCTTTTGTCTCCCATTTATGTGTTTTATCATTATACCATGCGGCCTCCCTCACAACGGTGCTGAAGTTCGTGCTGTTTATCAGCCATCGTTTTTGACGGTTCGACAGGGATGCGAATTTTTGGGCTATGCTGTAATCGAATGCCTCAAGCTGTTGCGAGACCCTATCAAAATCCGAAACCCCCTCACCTCCGGAAATCTGTCTAGTGCCTGTATGCAATGGCGCTCGACCTACAATCCCGGCGTATTCAAGCAACTCTCGTTCGAGTTTCCTCCTGCCCCCTTCTCGTATCATCATACGCGCGCGACTCATGCCGCGCTCCGAGCCGAACACGTTCGCACGGTTGCGCGTGAGTTCGTCACGCGCCGAACCGCCGACCGTGTGAGTGCCCAGCACATCAAAGGGGGATTCTCCGGCGCGTTCCATTTCACGTATTTCGGCCACGGTGTAGCGGGCTAGGCTCAATGCGTCGAACTGTTGGGCGCGTTTGATTTTCTGCCGTGCCTCGATGCGGCGGCGCTGCTGCTGTCGTAACGTCTTCTGACGTTTCGACGGGGCGGCGGCGATTTCCGCGTCGGTAATCAACGGACGCGCCGCCATCTCACGGTCAAATTTCGTAATATGCACGTCGGGGATGACTTGATACGGCTCGTTATCCCGCGCCCTCAAGGCCTGCTGTTGCTCCCCAAACTCCTGCCCGATACGGCGCGCAACCTGTTCGAGTTGTTGGGCGCTGAGTTTCCCTAGAAACGTTTCGGTGATTTGCTTGGGGAGTCGTCCGGTACTGTAATCCCTGACCGCTTGCTCTCGGCGTACCTGTGCCGACCTGATGGCGGCGTTGCGTTTCAGGGTGCTGGCGCGCCGGTTGGTTTTACGTTTTGCCACTGCCTCCCCCTTATGAGTGTAAAACACCCCTCGCCGCAAGGATGGAAAAACGGCGAGGGGTGAGTTTGGCGGCAACATCCCTATAGGGATATTGCCATGCTATCATATGGTGCGGACATTCGCGTTACTTGCGCTTGTTTTCCGACACTAGTTCAAGGTCGAAGAACTTGAATCCACGGCGGCTCTTCTTTTTCACCACCTTGAGAGCAAGCGGATGGTCCCACGTGTCCGGCGTTCCGAAGATGGCGAACAGATCACCGAAAGCATGTGCCAACGTGGGGGAGGCGGCGGCAAAGTCGCCCTCTTCTGCGTGGATAACAACGCGGGTGGAAGAGTTGATTTCGCCGGTTTCCTGATTGGCAACCTCGATGGCCTGCGCAAGCACGTTGGTCACGTGCAAAGGCTCATTAAGATGTTCGTCTATCTTGTCGGCGGTCTGCATGGCGTTATAGAGCGCCATTTTGCCATCCATAGTGTCAGTGTTGAAGAAATGGGATACGGCGTTAGCGCCGTTCGCCGCAAAATTGTTGCCGTTCGTTACGGCCAGTTCGTTGTCAGCCATTTGTGTTGCCTTTCCTTATAGGGTTAGTAATTATTTTTCCTCGGAAATGATATCATCTTCAACCACGTTGCCGTTAACCGACCCCGGATAGTCGATGATGGTATCGTCCTCAAATTCGCAATTAGCCCAATAGATTGCCTCGTCCATGCGCGTTGCTTGAGCATGATACTCGGCGGACATGGGTAGCATGTCTTTGTTAATCTTGCGGGCTTTTTTCATTGCCATGTCAGCCGTGCGGCACGCGCCATCTACGACTACTTCGGAGTCCACGAGTTCGCCGTTTTCACTGCGCGTAACGCCTCGCACAATACTATAGTGCTTGGTTCGCTTAATATATGCCATAATTATACCACCTTATTTCAATGTTGCTGCTGTCGTGACATTCTTGCAATGTCTTCATCAGTATACCGTCCCTCGGTCAGATTGTCAAAACAGAGACACGCAATTTTGATGACAGTCTGAGCGAACTCAGCACCCTCCCACGTCTGGCACATCTCATAGCACGACGCGCCCTTGACATGACAGACCGCGCACCACGCCACCATCGCCGGACAATAAATAAGCCCGGACAACATTTCAATGTCCTGCGTTCGAGACAATGCGGCATACATTGACGAACTTGGCAAGATGCTTAGACAAATGTTCGCCGCATGTTCGATACTGTCAGCAAACGCCACCTGACCACCTTGGGGCTTGTAAAAGTCCTTGAGCAGTGCTATAGTACGGCAAAACGTCTCCCAATCACCATTACCACGGTTGTATTCCCGCAAGTGCAGATTACGCCGACGGCCACGGATGACACGGCGCACGCGGTCATCGTCCAGCACGCCATCATCAAACCAATTTGTACGGTCATCATTGCTTTTCATAATCAACACCTCTCCAACAACAACGTATCAGCCAACGCCCTCGCATCAACCAACATATGAACCACCTGCACGTAATCACACGCGTCAAACGCCACAGCCGACCAAACCAAACGACACCTGCCGCCACCCTGAGACTGCACCGCATACCGCAGTTCATATATCCGATTATGAGGACAATACACCAGCCGCACGTCACCGTCCTTAAACTTGGACGGAAACACGGCCACAACCTCATCACTCACCATCATCAAACACCCCCTCAAACGGCAAGCTCACATCAACGACACCATTCAAAAACCCCGTTTCTGGGTCAAACGAGGAGTAAGCAAAACCAATATCCACATCAAACCCGGCAAACGCATAGCGAACAACGTCAAGCACGCCATCCAACGCCTCCTTGAACGTACCGGCTGGATATGGGCCCCTCACCTGCACATACTCAGACGTGAACTCGAACACCGTAAAATCATCAGGCGTAACAGTAAAACACCACATTATCTATCACCTTCACTCTTTTTCAATAGGAGTACTCAGGATGCTCAGGAACAAACCTCATCAAGCGATAAACAAAGCCCACCATATTATCCATAGCCGAACAAACCTCACCAGAACAAGAATCATACGTTTCAGTGAAGAATTTTACAATCACAAACCTCCTTAGACGATAGCGCAAGATAAGAACCTCCCTCCCGCCCAGCTCACCAGTCTCAAAACGAACAGAAATACCAGTCATCTCAACTACCATCCTTTCTACATT